CCGGGCTCTTGACTCCCCTCTTCCGCATCGCTTCCTTGGACTCGATCTCTGTTTGCCCACGGCTGTTCGGCTTCCACCGGATGCTGGCAAGCTGGGAAATGGCCGTCTCGTCGTCGAGTCCTGACAGGTCGCCGCTTTTCGCGCGCATCCGCAGGCCCCAGTACAGCTCAGCTTTGAGGTTCACGAACTGCTCTTTGTCGGCCGGAGACTCGCCCACGTTGACAGCATTCGATGGAAAGCCAAGGTCTTGCAGGTGCTTGTGGAGGTAGTAGCCGATGCCGGCCGAGTCAACGTTGAGGATCCCGATTCTGTCTCCATACTTCCGGAGCGCGCTCACCAGTTCGCCGCGGGGATCTGGATTGCCCCAGCCGACAATCTCGAGAATCTGGAAGCCGCACCGCGCCACCATCACCGTCTCATCCTCGCCAGGACCCGCCACGTCGATGCCGATGTCTACCTTCCCCTCGTAGGTCCGCGTGTCCCGTTGAGCGCGCTCGAGCCATGCCAGGGACAGCAGGGCATCAGGACTCTGAGAGGGGAAGTCTCCCATCACGCGTGAATCCCAGCGGAAGTCTCCCGGCCCCCACTCCTCAAACCGCTCTTTGACCCACCGCCTGGTGGTCAGCCAAGGCATCACGTTCTGGTCAAGCTCTTCCTCTGTCAGGTCCATCAGGTCGCGGCCGGCGGGATCACCGAGCGTTACGGTGATCGGGGCACCTTCTGAGTCCTGAGCCTCATATGAAAGCTTGATGCCTTTGAAGTTGGGCGTATCGAACGCGCTGATTGTGAACGGTTGGATGCTGGCGCGCTTGCTGTGGAACTCGTCGTAGAAGGCGCCAGAAGATATGGTAGGGTTGCCCAGCTTCAGGATGCGCACATCGCCGCCAGCCCGGATGCCCTCGATCGCTTCGATGATCTTCGGATCAACGCCAGGAGCTTCGTCGATGATGACGAGCACGTGGTCAGCGTGGAAGCCTTGGAACTTGACACCCTCGTTCTGTTGCTGGACGGTCGTCGTGAATCCGAGCGCGTACCGCATCGGGTACTTGGTCTTATCAAACTCAAGTTTGGTGAGGTTTGCAGATGGGAAGGGATACTTGCTCTTGACGAGGGCCTTGTGGATTTCACCCCACATCAGGACCTCGACCTGCTTTTTCGTGGGTGCCGTGGTCACCACGATGGCGTTCTCGTACCGGGCCAGCCACCAAAGCGCGAGTTGCGCCGCTTCAAAAGTTTTGCCGCTGCTATGGCACGCTTTTACGTTGACCTTCGCCTGGGGCTTTGTGAGCGCCATGGCGATTTCTTTCTGCACGCTCCACAAGTCGGACCCCAGCCAATGTAGTACAAACTTGACTGGGTTCACGAGTGTACTACGGATTTTGGCCTTCTGTACTACAGTGAGCGGCTTCATTCTCCCTTGAGGATACTATCGAGCACGCTCACCTGCACTGGATTGTCTTTGTCGCCGGCCAGCGTGGTGCGGTCACCGAACTTTGCCTTGTTCGTTCCCTTCAGCAGGAAGATCAAAAGCGTATCACTGTACTCCTGGACATAGCCCACGCGCTTCCCACCCTGGTAGACCGGCTTCTTCACGCCCTCATAGGCCCTGCGCTTCGCCTCATCCTCAAGCACCGCCTCGCCCTCCACTTGGGCTTCATCCCACGCTTGCCGGAACTCCTCATCCTGCCGGCGCCACTCGTAGGCGCATGTCTTCGGTAGACGGCTCAACTTGCACGATTTACTGATGTTCCCTGTAGCCTTCAAAGCCTCAAGGAACTTCGCGCGCGTTTTAGGGGAGCGTTTTGAACGAGGTGGAGGGCCTTTTACGAGGTTTGCCATGAGTTTATTAAACCTTTGTTTTCTTGAAGTCGCAGTGACATCTACATGCCCAACGCGGGTCAGGCCCCATGAACACTTCCCACACGTCAATGAGCCAACGGCGTTGACACCGGCAAGAGCATGTCTTCCCGTCACATCGGTGATGGTTCACGTTCAGCGCGCGGATGTCTTCCATAGTCAAAGGCTTTTGTAGTACAGCCATGCTACGCCGCCCGCTTCGCCGGCAGGATCAGGACACGCTCCGAACGCAAGGCCGAGCCACGCTCACACACCAAGAGGTGTACGAAGAGCTGGACTCGGGGCTTGGGTAGTGTCTTTTGGGTCCTGTCGGCCATTGGATTTACCACCATGACGGGATTATAAAGCATCTGAATTCGCTTTAGCTTTTACGCATCTAGCACACGTAACAGCTTCCCATCGGTTGGTCCACAAAGCCTTCTTGAGATTGATGCGCCGCGGAGTCTTTGCGCACCACGGGGATACTCCCCCGGTAGATGAGATTAGCTTCGCCATATGCACAGTCTTGACACTCGGCAGCGCGCCGATAGCGTTGAGAATATCGGCAGGGTTCATCGAGTCGCCTCGAAGAGGAACCACGCGCGCCGCTCCGCTTCGTCGATCCACACCTCAATCATCGCAGTTGAGGCGTAGTCGTCGGCCAGGGCACAGACCGTATGGGCGCTCCGCAGTTGGGTGATAAGGGTCCTGTTGTCGGCCAGAAGCTCCTTGAGCATGTCCTCGGGTGCCGGGCCGGGCTCATCTGAGTCCTGAATCCGCTGCAAACGGGCAATCTGTCCAATTGACTTGATTGTGGTCCCGCCGATCTTCCGCACCCGCTCCGCAATGTCGTCGGTGATGCTGTAGATTTGCGCGGCTTGCTCGTCCAGCATCAGGTGCCAGTCGCGGAAGTGCGGGCCGGTCATGTGCCAGTGGAAGTTCTTTGTCTTCAGGTACAAAGCGAAGCAGTCGGCCAGCAGCGCGTTCAACGATTCAGAGAGCTTATCAACGTTCGCAGGACTGAAACCATCTTGCACGTTTGAGCCTCCGTCTACGTTTGGGAATTCCATGGTAGTCACCTCGCAGACATTGTAAGCGTTTTGGGTCCTGATGCCCAACAGAAAACCCGGCTGGTTGGCCGGGTTCCTGTGCCAGCGCTCGGAGTCTGGCTTCTTCGGGTTGTTACTCTGAAAGAGGTGTGGGGGTGTCGGTTACGCTTGCTGAGGGCGAGGCCGGATGAAGGGAGTTGCGCCACTTCTCCCCCACGTCAGTAATCATACCACCAGATGTTGTGCAACCGAGAACTTTATAACGCAATCCTAAAAAATAATTTGACGTACTGAGCGGAATTGGTCTATTCTGCAATCGCTGAGGGATTCAAGAGGCAAATGAAAAAGACCCCGACAATTCGGCTTGCTCTTCTTCAATCGCATTCTTGCGCCTCGGCACGGGTTTCAGTGTAGAGCGCAAATGCTTTTGCTAACTTTGGGCGCATGACCTGGGGATTGATCTCCAGCCCGCGAAAACGCCGGAATCGGAACCACAGCTAGCTGCTGCCGATTGGTCCTGTGTAGAGGTTTTCTGTCGATGGGGTAGCGATCATCTTCAGGACTCCAATAGAGCGCAAACGCTCTGGAATTCAATTTAATAAGCAGGTAGACGGGCTCTTGAGCCAAAGTTACTTGCGTCCTGACGGGGTTGATAAGTTCTACCAAAGAAAGGAACGGTCCGATGATAGAAGCGTGGTTTGATGGCTGCTGCGAACCGAGGAATCCTGGTGGTCACGCAGCATGGGGAGCGGCTGTTTTCGTTGACGGAGTGAGCGTCTACGAGGGAAACGGCTATTGCGGAGTAGGCCCAAAGATGAGCAACAATGTGGCCGAATACTCTGGATTTTGCGCGGCGTTGCGGGAAGCGTTGAAGTATCCCGGCAAGATCCATATTCGTGGCGACTCGCGTTTGGTGATTTGCCACCTGTCGGCCGATGCGGCGCGGCGACTGGGGTACGCGGGCAAGTGGGAGATGAAAGGCGGCCTCTATAAGCCTTTCTATGACGAGGCTATTCAGCTTCTCAAAGGCAACGAGGACCGCATCAAGTTCGATTGGGTGCCGCGGGATAAGAACGAGATTTGCGATGTCCTGTCAAAGCAGGTACTCAAAGACAAAGGCGTGGTCTTCAGGATTCAACCGGAGGAATCGAAGTGAACGATCTTGCATTGAACATCGCAAAGATGAGTAGCCGAGAGATTGCCGAGAAAACCGGCAAAGAGCACAAGCATGTATGCCGTGACATTGAGGCAATGTTTGAGCAACTTGACATTGATTCAG